CTTTAGATGCAACTATCATTCCACCAAACAGAACGTTAAATGCTAAGGGTGGTCGGATTGGTTTTGCTGCTGGTGGTTTAGCTGGTTTATATAGATTTTTAACAGGGGCGGGTAAAGCCGGTAAAGCTGCTAAAGCTGCTGATCAAAAACAAATGAAAGAAATTACAGATTTGTTAGACCAACAAAAAAATGATTTTAACGAATTTAAAATGATTGTTAATGAAGAACGTATAGAGAAAGGTCAACCGCCAATTAGACCAGACAGTAAAGAAAATAACGAATTGTTTAAAGAGTTTAAATCACTAGAAGAATCAGGTGTTGGGGAAGACATTAAAAAAATATTTACTACAGAACAACAACTTATTGATGAAGGTTATGATGTTAAAGAAGCAAATGAAGTTATGGACCAAAGATTTTTTTCTGAAATTGCTGATGATGATCCGGATCGAATTTTAAACGCTCAAGGTGGTCGGATTGGTTTTCGTTTTGGGGATGTAGTAAAACCTAGTCCTTCAAACTATAATCCTGCTACAACACTACCTCAAAGTAGAGGACAATTAGACATTTATAATGCTTATATGGATCAATTACCTGCAGATAATCCAGCTAGACAAAGGTATTTTAGAACAGGCCAACCAACTTTGCCTACTCCTAGTCCTACTCCTATTTCACCAGTAGACATACCTGGAGGACCAGGAGGAGAAACAGCTCCTGAGCCTAGTCCTAGTCCGGACCAAACTCTACCACCTGATTTTTTATTAGATGAAGAAGATCCTAATCCCCCACCTAGTTTTAGTCCTGAGCCTCCTTTTTTCATGCCTACTCCTCCCCCACCATCAATTGAAAATGCTGTGATAGCTGGTGGTCCTATACCTGGTGGTCCTATACCTGAAAGTTTCCCTAATATGCCTGTAATTTTAAATCCTAATTATCAACCACCTTTTACAACCGAACAAGATTTTAATCCAGCAAACCCAAGAAGAGTTCCTATACCAAGAGGTGGTAATAATGCTAATAATCAGCCACAACCAAGTTTTTATGAAACAGCATCTGACTTTAAACAAGGTGGCCGTGTTGGTATAAGTTCACTTTTTAGAAAAAAATAATATGGCAGATAAACCTAAAGTACCAAAATTAAATATATCACGCCGCGGTTTCTTAGGTGTATTAGGTGGTGGCATTGCCGCAGCCTTAACTGGTGGTATAAAAACGGCACCTAAAGTAGCGGCGGTAGTTCCTGAAATAACGGCACAAGGGATGCCAAGCTGGTTTCCAATGTTAGTAAACAAAATTAAAACGCAAGGTAAACAAGCTAATACTGCAACCGGAGGTCGTAATTCAACCAACACATATAAACTAGACGATGGTAAAGGTAATGTATATATGCTAGAAGAAGACGTTGTAACGGGTAATATGCAAGTGTTTACGCGAGGCGATGATTTTCAACAAGTTAATTTTGAATATCTTCCACCAACCAGAAACAAACGACCGGATGGTAAAGAATTTGTGGAAGAAAGTGAATTTTATGCCAGCGAGTTTCAAAAAGGTGAACTGCAAGATTTTGAAAACGCTGCCGAAAGTATTGATGATTTAAAATTCGGTATTAATTCAATAGAAGAATTTGCTACCCAAGGCAATAAAGCCTCAACGGAAAGATTAGAGGAATTAGTGGCAGATTTTAAGAAAGCTACAGAAAAAGAAGATATTGATGGGTTTGCCAAAGGCGGCAGAGTAGGCTATAAGAATGGTGGTGGGGTAGGAACCTTATTTAAGGAGAAAAGAGTGTAATGGCTGAAATAGATAAAACACGTGGTAGTATTACATTACCTGGACCAGAAGAGCTAGCGCAAGATATAGAGCTACCTGAAGAAGAAACACAAAAAGGTCCAATAGAAATTAATGAACTAGAAGACGGTGGTGTTGAAATAGATTTTGATCCAGCAGCAATGGTGGCAGAAGGTGGCGACGATCCACGTGCCAATTTAGCTGACTTACTAGACGAAGATATTTTATCTAGTTTAGCTTCTGATTTACAAAGTGAGTACGAAGATAATAAATCAGCTCGCGACGATTGGGAACAAGCCTACACTAAAGGTTTAGATTTACTTGGTTTTAAATACGAGAACCGAACCGAACCGTTTGCTGGTGCTAGTGGTGCAACCCACCCCGTACTAGCCGAAGCGGTTACTCAGTTTCAAGCTTTAGCTTACAAAGAATTATTACCCGCAGGTGGTCCAGTTAGAACTAGAGTTGTAGGTAAAGTTGATGATGTCAAACAAGCTCAAGCAGAGCGAGTTAAAGATTTTATGAATTATCAATTAATGTGTGAGATGACTGAGTATGAACCTGAGTTTGATCAAATGTTATTTAATCTACCACTAGCTGGTTCTACTTTTAAAAAAGTTTATTACGACGAAACTAAAGCTCGTTGTGTATCTAAATTTGTACCCGCAGAAGATTTAGTTGTACCTTACACCGCATCTTCATTAGAAGAAGCTGATACTATTATTCATGTTTTAAAAATGTCTGAAAATGATTTACGTAAAAATCAAGTAAGTGGTTTTTATAGTGACATAGATCTAGGTACTCCAAATTATAAAGAGAGCGAAATTCAAGAAAAGAAAAACAGTTTAGAAGGTACCTCTACTACTAATAAAGATGAAATTTATACCTTACTAGAATGTCATGTTGCTTTAGACCTTGACGGGTTTGAAGAAATGGACGAAGAAGGAGAACCAACTGGAATTAAACTACCTTACATTGTAACCATAGAAGAAGGCAGCAATGAAGTCTTAGCTATTCGTAGAAACTTTGATGCAAAAGATCCATTAAAAAAACGTACGGATTATTTTGTACATTTTAAATTTTTACCAGGACTAGGCTTTTACGGCTTTGGTTTAATCCACATGATTGGTGGTTTATCTAGAACGGCTACTGCAGCTTTGAGACAATTACTTGATGCAGGTACACTAGCTAATTTACCAGCAGGATTTAAACAGCGTGGCATCAGAGTACGCGATGAAGCCCAACCATTACAACCAGGTGAGTTTAGAGACGTAGATGCGCCGGGCGGTAGACTTGATGATGCGTTTAAAATATTACCATTCAAAGAACCATCACAAACATTACTGGCATTAATGGGCCAAGTAGTACAAGCCGGGCAAAGATTTGCGAGCATCGCTGATATGCAAGTGGGTGATGGCAATCAATCGGCAGCAGTCGGCACAACCGTTGCTTTATTAGAACGTGGCTCTAGAGTTATGTCAGCTATTCATAAACGTTTGTATGCAAGTATGAAACGTGAATTTATGTTGCTATCAGATTGTTTTGGAACTTACCTACCACCTATTTATCCATATGATGTTGTTGGTGGTGAAAGACAAATTAAACAAACAGACTTTGGACCTGAGGTAGATATTATTCCGGTTGCGGATCCTAATATCTTTTCACAAACTCAACGTATTAGTGTGGCACAAACGCAATTACAAATGGCCATGTCTAATCCAGAGATGCATAACTTATATACTGCCTATCATGACATGTACGAAGCTTTAGGCATTAAAGATATTGATCAATTATTACCACCACCACAACAACCACAGCCTGCTGATCCAGGACAAGAGCATATAGCGGCCTTATCAAGCAAACCATTCCAAGCTTTTCCAGGACAAGACCATACTGCGCACATGAAAGCGCATTTAAGCTTTATGGGGACTATGATGGTACGCACTAACCCACAAATATTGGCTTCAGTACAGAAAAACATCATGGAACACATCAGTTTAATGTCTACAGAGCAAGTAACACTTGAATTTAAAGACGAAATAGCACAATTACAGCAACTTTCACAACAAATGGCGCCTATTTTAGAGCAACAACAGCTAAATCCACAAGCAATGCAACAAAACCCACAAGTTATGCAGATGCAACAGCAACAACAGATGTTAAATGAAGCTATGGAGTCAAGAAAGGCTCAATTAGTGGCTGAAACCATGGAAGAGTACGCTGAAGAAGAGAAAAGAGTGCTAAATACCCTTGGAAATGACCCATTATTGCAGTTAAAAGCGGACGAATTACAGCTAAAAGCACGTGAAGAAGCACGTAAAAAAGAGGAAGGTGAAGACAAATTAGCGATGGAAAACTTGAAATTATTGCAAGCAAAAGAGATTTCTGAAGATAAATTGCAACAAGATGATAACCATGCTAAAATGCGGGCTTCGGTTTCTTTAGCTAAAGATGGTATTAAAGAAATGAAAGCAACTATAAAAGGTATTAACTAATGGCATTCACTACCGGTCCCGATTTTTTAACAGGTATACTTGGCGCACAGAACTCAGGTAATGTGTTTGATGGAAATAATACCAATACTGCCACTCGTTATGGTGAACGTATTGGCGATGATGGTTTTTTAAGAAGTGGTCCTTTTACAGCAGATTTTTTAGACAGTGACGGTGATGGTATTGATGATAGACAACAAGCTGGCGCTGGTCAACCACGTGTAGGTTCTAACCCTGATGGTTTTCCTTCTGTTGGTGGCGGTAGTAGCCCACCTCCCCTCGGTGGTGGCTCACCTCCCCTCGGTGGTGGCGAAGGCGACGCCCTTGGTCAGTTTCCAGGTGTACAAGGTCAAAATGATCCGTTAAATCCAGCTAATAATCAAAGATATTCTTACGAAAGTTATGCAGGTAAAACATTTAGAGTAGATAGTCTAACCGGTGAAGTTCAAGAAGCGGATATGCCTTTTGGAACTGCAGGAATTTTAGGTACTGTTATGGGTAGTTTTAGAAACCTTAGAAGTGCTCCACAAAATATACAAAACGCATATAGTGATTCTGTAAGTAGAGGACAAAGAAATGTAGATTTAGAAAATCGTGTTGCAACTAGTCCAACCACTTATGGTATAAATCCAGACATGCTAGAAGATGATGATTTGTATTCAAAAGTAAAAAGTTTCTTTAGCAAATCTGAAGGCTTAAAAGGTAAAGGTACAAAAAAAACCACTGAAGAGGCAACAAAGAACGCCTATAACACACAGAAAGAAATTGCAGAGGCCACTAAAAAGGCAGCTAACATGTATGGTTGGGAACAATTGCGTAAAGCAGAAGCAAAAAAACAAAAAGCAGACTTTAATAAAACCGAAACTGAAAAACAAAAAGCTAAACAAAAAGAAAGACAAAAAGATAGAGATGATAATAAAGATGGCAAAGGAGATAAAATGGGCGGAGCAGGTGGTTGTTTTGTTGAAGGCACTCCTATACAAATGGCTGATGGTACTACAAAAGAAATTACCACTATTAACGTAGGTGAAGAAACCAAAGGTGGTGTGGTTCAAGCTAAAATGGAATTTATGCCACAAAATATTTACAACTATAAAGATGTATTGGTTTCTGGATCACACTGGGTGGTAGAAGACAATCAATTGGTTGCTGTTGAAGACAGTAAACATGGAGTCTTAACTGATAGAGTGGAACCTGTGTATACCTTTAAAACTTCCAATAATAGAATATGGATATATGACATAGAGTTTGGCGACTTTGAAACAGGTAGTGATGCAGATTGGGAACCACATTTTGAAGCAGTAAGACAAAAACTTAACCAAGAACTTAATGAAAAAACAACCTAGTAAAGTTAAAAAAAAAGTAGTAAGATCCAAAAAACTAACCAAGGAGGTCAACATGATCGACAAAGTAAAAAATAAAGTTATGAGCATTTGGAATGGTCTAACTGTAAAGAAAAAAATAACTGCAGGCGTAATCATTGCAGTAATTATCGTAGCAATCATATTCTAATATGTGGTTATCCCTTTTACCAACAGTATTAAAAACTGGTTCGGCTATATTTGCTAACAAGCAAAAAGCTAAGATACTTATGTCTGATGCTGCTTTACTTCACGCTCAAAAGATGGCCTCGGGGGAAGTTGAGTATCAGGCGTCAGTAAGACAATCAAATGACCAAGGCTACAAAGACGAGTTTGTTTTAATCTTGGTTTCAGCACCAGTAATATTATTGATTTGGTCCGTCTTCTCGGGAGATCCGGAAATTCAATTCAAATTAGACATGTTCTTTGACAAATTTGGTAGTCTACCTTTTTGGTACCAATCAATTTTTATCGGAGTCGTAGCTAGTATATACGGACTTAAGACTGCTGATATTATGAAGAAGAAGTGAAGTTCCAC